ATTTGTAAACCATCCATCAGACCCAGGAGGTATGACTAACCTCGGAGTTACCCGTGCCGTCTGGGAGGAATGGGTTGGGCGTGAGTCAAGTGAAAAGGAAATGCGTGCGCTCACGCCAGCCGATGTGTCTACATTGTATAAACGTAAATATTGGGACAGGGTCAAGTGCGATGACCTACCCTCTGGCGTTAACTACGCTGTTTTTGATGCCAGTGTTAACTCAGGTACTGGTCGCGCTGCTAAGTGGCTTCAGGAAGCCGTAGGAGCCGTTGCAGATGGTGCTATTGGTCCCAACACCATAGCCAAGGTCAAAGCCCACGATGCTGATGCGTTAGTGAACGCTTACTGCGATAACCGATTGAACTTTCTTAAGGGTTTGAAAACGTTTGACACATTCGGTAAGGGCTGGACGCGCCGAGTTGAGGAAGTGCGTCAGGTCGCGCTGGATGCAAGTCGAACATAAAGTCGTCACCAAGAAAACCATCCTCTTGGCGTACCAGATGCTAAGAGAGATGGAGCCTTTTTGCGGTTGGCGATTGCCGACAAGAATACAAACCAAGGTGGTCAGCGATGCGTCTATGTACGGTTGCTTTGAAGACTCACCTGACACAATCACAATCTCGACAGCTAAAGTCTGGGATGTAGAGCAACTGGTCGCCACGGTTGCCCACGAAATGATTCATTTGCATCAACACAAGTTGAAACAATTATGTGAAAAGAACCCACATGATGCCTTTTTTATGGAACAGGCGAGGGTTGTTTGTGTTTGCTTGGGATTTGACAAGGAGAACTTTTGATGGGTTTGCAGAAACTGAGTGACGCTGAGTTCCTTGAGTTATGGGAGGCTCATAGGTCTGTTGCCAAGATTGCCAAAATAACTGGCATGGCTGAAAGAGCCTTACACGAACGGCGCAGGAGTATCGAAGGCAGGCATGGCGTCCAATTGATTGCTCAAAAGAACGATGTTACCAAAGCTCTGGGGAACATCAATCTTGGCTTAGAAAATGGTACGGTGATTGTCTTTTCTGACGCTCACTTCAATGGTCGGCGCACAACGGCATTTAAGGCGCTGCTGTGGTTAATTGATGAACTCAAACCAAAGATGGTCATCAACAACGGGGACGCCTTTGATGGTGCTGGTATTAGTCGGCATCCAGTTGGCGGCTGGGAAGATACGCCATCGGTCATTCAAGAGTTGAACGCTTGCACGATAGCCCTCAGAGACATTCAGGAAGCCGCTGGTGACGCTAAATTGATTTGGACTATGGGCAACCATGACTCGCGGTTCTCAGCGCGTCTAGCACACGTTGCACCACAGTTTAAAGATGTGCAAGGCTTCACGCTAGAAGACCACTTCCCCGATTGGACGCACTGCATGAGTTGCATGGTCACAGATACCTTGATGGTTAAACATCGATGGAAAGGTGGGGTTCACGCTACGCACAACAATGCCGTTAACTCTGGCGTGAGTTTCGTGACTGGTCATCTTCATTCGCTAAAGGTCAACGGCTGGACTGACCTTGTTTCTACGAAGTGGGGGGTTGATTGCGGCACGTTGGCAGAACCCTTTGGCGACCAGTTCATGTACGCTGAAAATAGTCCACGAAACTGGCGCTCTGGGTTTGCTGTGTTGAATTTAACTGGTGGTCACCTACTGATGCCTGAGTTGTGCATGGTTAGCGATTTGGGGACTGATTTGGTTGAGTGGCGCGGGGAGTTGATTGACGTTTCCGAGTGGTAACAGTTTCGTGCGTACTAAATCTGTGCATATTCGCGCACATATATCGACGGTACTTTGAACCGTCCTGCCGCTGCCTTGTTTCTTTTACGTCAGACCAAGCCCCACATTCGGGGCATTTCATTCTTTGACAAACACCCCATTCGGCAACAGCGTACCTTTGCGATGCTTAATCTGGTCATAAGCAACCTGTAAGCAATCAACTGGGTCAACATCCAGTAGGGCGCAGACGTTAATCAAGCAAACCAAGGTGTCACCTACGGCGTCCTCAATATCGTCTATGTTGCCTTTATTGATGGCATCGGCTAATTCACCAACCTCGGACACCATCTTGAGCATTTGAGCCTCTGGCGTCGAGTTGGGAATAATCCTGCGTGCTTCCGACCAGCGAATCACTTTCATCTGCACTTCATTAAAAGATGTGTGGCTCATTGTGTAACCCTTTCTGTGCGACCGTCTCTGTAATACAAGGTGTTACCCCTGCGACTAGGATGCTCTGCGTGGTCATCCTGACCAACTCGCATTGTGCTGGACTTTAATTCTGGACAGGTGTAGACACCACTCATCTTGTTCGTGGTCATGGTCTGAGCCACCTCAATTTCTTTTAGCCATTTGGTTCGTTCGACACTCATATTGATTCCCCTTGTAAAAACTCACGAAAACGCTCTAGGAGCGATTTTTTCTTTGCAATCAAGTGACCCTGCCACCAGATACCTAAATCGTCCATGTAGTACCGTTTAGGCTGGTAGTTGCAGCCGATGACAACCTTGCCCGTGTTATAGCCTCTCATGATAAAGCCACCACGATGATTGCAGGGACAGTCATAATGACCGCGACTAATACTGCTGATAATGCGTCTTTCACTTTCGTTCTCCTTTTAAAATCCTGCTGCCGTTACTACCGGGCACTTAGCCTCATCACCATTCGCTACCAAACAAGTCTGGTCATCAATGTGACCAACGCAATGCTGGCAGTTATCACAATCCTTAACGTGATTGAAGATTTCCTCTGCAATCATGTCATGGCTCAAATCCATAGCTGGGCAATGCGTAGTGGCAATGCAATCGCGCGTAGTCTCGGCAGCGTAACCCTCTTGGTAGGGGTGATGCGATACCTCGGTGCGGCAAAAGATGCAGTCTGAGCAATAGTCGCCGTTGGTTGTCCAATACTTGTCAACCTTTGCCCAGTAGATTTGTTTGATGTCCATGTTGTCCTCCTTGTGTTGCGATGTGTTTAGTATAACCACACCACAACATCAAAGGAATAGGGATTACCCTAACGCCAACGCTTTTCTCACCAAATACACAATCTGCCCCGAGACAGACCGTGATTCAGCCGCTGCCATTGCCTTGACTTGTTCGTACAAGTCCATAGGAAACCGCAACGTTACGAATTTCGATAAAAGTTTATCCATCTACCATGCTCCAAACCAAACGCCGATGCCATGCACCCACGCCACTGGGAAAAATAAAGCGCCTGCCACTAGAAAGCCCCAAGAACCCTCCGCTAGGCAGACAACGATGTGCGTTAGCCAGCTACCACCAAGGATGCCAACCAACGCTAATCCAAGGACGTTATCCATCAGAATGGCATATCGTCATCAAAGTCAGGCTCTGCTTGTTTGATTGGCGCTGACTTGGCTGTTGGCTTGGCGGCTTCTTTTGGCTTGAAGCTGAATGACATGAACTTCTTGCCGTTGGATGATGTCTTGAGCCATGCGCTCATCCACATCTCGGTTCCGTTAACCATTGCAGAGCCGTTGTAGTCGGGATGGTTGTCTGACTCCTTTTTGTCGTTCTTGAAAAGTGAGCCTGAGTTGTCGCGCTGTTCGTATGCCATTTGTTTATTCCTTGATTAAAAAGTATTGAGCGAAAGTCTTGCCATTTTCCGTCTTATCGACGGTCTTGATTGGAACTCCACGACTGCGAAGTTTGTGGATGACCGCTGCTAGTCTAAAGCACCCGTATTTCTCCAACGCCTCCAATGGAGTGATAGATTTACGATTCAGGTGAGCCAAGATTGATTCAATCTGTGTTTTCATGTTCAGTCCTTTTTCTTGAGTGCGGCGCGGGTTTTAGAATCCAATAACGTCCACAGCGCCAGCTTTTGTGGTTCGTCAAGGTTTGCGGTGGCAACGACTTCCCTAGCGTGCGCCGGGTCTGTTGTCACAACTTCTTTCAACATTTCAGCGATGTCTCGCAACTCCTCCATCTCCTCCTCAGACACATTTTCTTGAGCGCCTTGGTTGGGGGTAATAATTGGTGCTGGCTTTTCTTCCAGCGGCTTGCTGGCGTCCAGAATGTCATGCTCGACAATCTCCATCGCTGCCATCCACAAGTAACGGCGGTTATACGTCTCCACCGCGCCAAGATTCTGGATAGGGTGAGTGCCTTTCAGGTTAGCCTCTGCCATCGGGCTTGTAATGACAATCTCGCCACCGCCATCAACGTCTGTGATGGTCAGGGTAGCCAAGTCCTTGCCAAAGGACACATAGCCGCACAGACCGATTTGGTTGAAGATGTCCTGAATGGTCGGCAGGAAGTCGCCCAGTTCAAAGTATGAGTAGCCAGCAAATTTATTCTTGCCCGACTTGCTTAGTTTTGTACCTTGTAGCTGGATGCGTGCTTGCATCAATTTTTTATGTACGCTCATTTCCACTCCTTGATTTCATCAAAATGCTCTGAACCAAACACGGTTCGCTCAAACACAGGCATATCGCCCTCTTCCATCTTTTCCTCCAAGTCAATCACTGCGTCAATGTAGAACTCGCTCATTGGGTCAACCAAGGTCTTGAGCAACTTCTGACCATCTTCATTCAGTGAGTAAATCTTGCGTGTCATACATCCTCCCTTTTTAATAACACGGCTTGATTATAACTACAAACAAACACCAACCTTTACTAGGGATTACCCTAATATCGCAAAAAATTTACATCACTTTAAAATAGGCTATCTTTTTTAGGAGGACAAATGAAATTTCCATACCGCTGGACGTTGGCTAACGCTAACTTTACAAAAAACAAAGGAAAGGTCTTTTCGTGCTTTGCTTGTGGTGGCGGTTCTACGATGGGCTATAAGTTGGCGGGGTTTGATGTTCTTGGGTGTAACGAAATTGACCCCAAAATGATTGAGGCTTACAAGGTCAACCACAAACCTAAATACGCTTATTTGGAACCAATTCAAGAATTTAAATTGCGCGAAGACCTGCCAAATGAACTCTACGAGTTAGATATTTTGGATGGCTCACCTCCATGCTCTAGTTTTTCAATGGTTGGCAATCGTGGGGAAGACTGGGGAAAGGAAAAAAAGTTTCGAGAGGGTCAAGCCGAGCAAGTTTTGGACACGCTTTTTTTTGACTTCATTGATTTGGCTAAAAAACTACAACCAAAGGTTGTGATTGCCGAAAACGTCAAAGGTCTATTGTTAGGTGACGCGAGGGCTTATGTTTCGCGCATTTATGAAGAATTTGATGCAGCTGGATACATAGTGCAACATTGGTTGTTTGATGCTTCAACAATGGGTGTTCCTCAAAAACGTGAGCGCGTTTTTTTTGTGGCTTTACGAAAAGATTTGGCAGAGCCTTTTTTAGAACCAATTGATATGTTCACAATGGCTCCAAAGTTAAAACTTGAGTTTAATGAGAAGCCAATTTTTTTTGGAGAAATCCAAGATTGTGAGGGGCGAAATCTTAGCGAAAATATGACAAAGATTTGGGAAGCAAGGCAAAATGGTGATGGAGGTATGCTTCAGGCTAACGTTAGGTTGACGGGCAATCAGTCCTACTTTAGTCAACAATACCTCTATAAAAATAAAGTTGCCAACACTCTTACATCTCACGAAGATAGCTTGGTTTTGTTTGATGCGCCTAAATACACAAGCAAACAAGAAGCCTGCTCAATAGGAACTTACCCACAGGACTACGAGTTTTGTGGACAAAAACCGCATTACATGATTGGAATGAGCGTTCCACCCGTAATGACTGCACAGATTGCTAGTCAAGTTTTTGAGCAATGGTTGGTAAATTTTAAGTAAGGACATCTAAATGGACACATTCAACGACTTCATGGCAGACCTCAACGCTTTAGTGCGTCAACTGCCTATGACCGACATCGAGGCTGTCTTGTGGCTTAACAGCTTGCAATACAACTGTGTGATGGCTGCTGAACGCATCCAGCGCGAAGACCTAAACAAAGAGAATTTTGGAGGTACAGATTGAACCCGTATGACCGCCAAGTGGACGGCGACCACTACCAAAAACTAGCCATTCAGCCCATGCAGTATTCCATGCTGAACAACCTTGATGCGTGCCAACACACGGTCATCAAATACGTCACCAGATTCAGGGACAAGGGTGGCATAAAAGACTTGGAGAAAGCCAAGCACTGCATTGATATGTTGATTGATTTTGAGTTAACCAAAGAAAAGGAGTATGAATAATGATTGCATATCACTTCCGCGTTTTGTCGGACGGTTTGCCAAACGGTTGGGTTGGCTTTGCTTTTGCAAAAAATTTACAAGAGCTGTTTTGGCAAATAGACAATCACGCAGACCCGTATCGCGTTGAAATAA